AGGTGAGACACTCTATCAAGGTCAATTAAAGAAGACTCAGGGTGATTTAATTCTGAAATAGACATACCACGTTTAATAGCGTCTTGGTATTTTTCTGATTCTCTTCTTAATATCTTTTCAGGATATACTCTCCCGTTTCTATTTGGAACTCCCCATTTTTGAAGAGTTGCATAAAATTCAAATGGTTTAGAATGTTCCAATTGTCCGTAAGATTCACGTATAATACTTTGATTACGTGGTTCGTTAGGATTAATAATCCCTGCATCCCACTCAACTAATATACCTTTACCTGTATCGCTAGGTCCTAAAATTTTCATAAGTTCTTTTAGAGATAAATATTAGCTTTCTTTGAATTCTTCAGTTTTTGTTTTGCTAAGAGTAAAATGTTTGTTATTTTTAAGGTCATCTAAGTAGACACTATTAAGAATCTTTTTAATTTTATCTCTTAAAATCGGTGATTTGAAATCCAATAAACTATTATGAACATATAAAGTTATTTCTAAATTCATAAAGCTTTTCTTGTTTTTTTGTATTCCACTTGTTCTTAAATCTAAGTCTACAATTTGTTTTCTTTCAAATGTTTGAGTATCTACTACTTCTAATAATGTATGTTGAATTTGTCTTTTTATCTCGCCTACGAGTCTATTCCAATTTTCATCTACTGTAATTGGTTCTATCCATGTTTGTAATACTACGTATATAGATTTGAAATTTTTTGAGTCTACCGTACCGTAGTAACATTTTGCATCATCAAAAATGTTTAGTTTTGATGTTTTTCCTTTTTTCATTAATCATGTCTTTCATGTTTATTTTTTCATAAATGTAAGTCTAAAAATGAAATTTGTCAAAAATGACTTTTTTCCGTATATTTATAGTATAATGTAAAAAAAATATGATAATTATTAAAGTAAAAAACGCATCTTCTTTAGAACAGGCTTTGAAGCAGTATAAATTCAAAGTGTACAAGACAAAACAAACGGAACAATTAAGGGATAGACAAGAATTTACAAAGAAGTCAGTTAAGAAAAGAAGTGAAGTAAACAAGGCTATTTATTTACAGAAAAAAAGAAATCAGTTATCCTGATTTTCTTCGGTAGAGTTTTCTACTTTTTTTTCTTTTTGTATTTGGTGAAGGATATAACCTGAAACTCCAAACTCTATTGTTGCCCACATTATTATATCAGTCATACTTAAATCAGGATATTTTTTTAGAAGATAAAAAACCATACCCCATTGTGCTATAATAAATGCAATACCGGATTCAATTCTTTTTTTTGAAAAAAATGATGGTTTGTCTGAGTAAATTCTAATTATTTCGGTAATACCCTTTTTTATATTACCCCACCCAAAAAAGTATTTTTTGGAACTCATAGACCTGATTTTAATTTTCTAAGTTTGTATAAGTCGTAATGTGATGTTTTTGAATCTGATATTTTTTCGATTGTTTTTTCAATCATACTTTTCATATCACTTTCTTTTGACTCATTCAAAGAAGATTTTAAGTTATTAATAACACCTTCTTGTAACTCTTTGAATTCTTTTTCAAGTTCTTCTTTTGATAAAGAGACTATCGATATAATTTCATTCTTTTCAGATTCAGTAAGGTTATTAATTTCATTTTTAATATTTTCCTCAGCAACTTTTACCATTGTAGAAATTGGTAAGTTAATTGATTTTATTTTTTGTTCTACTTTTTCTTCAGAAAGAAGTGTATTTAAAATTTGTTTTTTAGATTCTAAAACACTTTCTAAATTTTTTATTGATTTAGAGTACACAATAGTATCTATGTTTGAATATTTGTTTTCGGTTTCATTCACAAGTTTAGATGCCCATTTATCGATAACCGATAATCTTTTTTTGTTTGACTCAATTAGTATCTGACAATATTCAATAGACTCATTTATATAATCTTCGGCTATATCTCTACTTAAACCTTTTTTAGACGATAAGTCATCGTAGATATAGAAGATTTCACTAATGTCTTTATTTTCCAAAATATTAGTTTTGAAATCTTTCATAAAATTTGAAAAATTCTTTTTACCGAACAACTCTGTGCTCGCCTTTTCTAATTTAGTTTTAATAATTCCGAAGTTATTCATGGTCTTTTATATATAAATATTACCTATTTAGTAATTCTTTTAATCTATCGTCTATTTCAGTAATAGAATTCCTTCCCTTACCTAAATCCATAAAATTATCAGAACCGAATAAATTTTCCTCTAATAATAGATTCAAATCATCTCTTACTAATCTTTCAGGTGCTAATTCAGGACCACCTGCCGGTGGTTCTGCTGCTGGTGGTTCACCACCCATATCTGGCATTCCTCCCATATCAGGAGCACCACCTTCAGGAGCCTCTCCTCCTTCAGCCGGTTTAGCCCCATCTTTTTTACCATAGAGTTTATCAATAGTATCAAATAATCCTGTATTAGTTATTACTTCAGCAGTTTTCGCTAATTCAGCGGCCACAGCTCTTTCTACTCTTTGTTGTTGGATGTCTAATCTTATTTCTTCGTCAGAGAATCCTAAAATATGTTTCTTAGCCCAAGAGGCCGATACAGGTGCCACGCTATTTGCAATTTCAGCAACAGCATCTTTATAAAGTAGAATTTTTTCTTTCCAAACTTCAATACCTAATAAATCAGATTGTTTAGAAGGGTTAGTTAAACCTAATGTGAAGTTTGTTAACTCATCTTCAAAACCTAATAAGAATAAATGAATGATTGCAATTTTATTAAGTTCGGCAATCATAGATTTTTGAATTCTGTTAATTGTTCTTGCAAATCTTATATCTAATAATGATAAGTTTTTACCATCACCCACAGCTTCTTCAAAACCTAAATAAGCTTTAGGTATTCTTAATGCTGTTACAAGTTTCTTTTGGATATATTCAATATCCGCAATTTCCGCCAAGTTTGTTCCGCCCGGTAAAGTTTCTATTGGGTTTGTTGCCGCTGGGTCACGAACAGGAATAAAGAAATCTTGGTCTACAGCTAATTGATTGTATCTCATATCAACATTACCAGTTTGAGGGTCAGAAATTTGGTCTCTTTTGAATTTACTTGCAACTCTCTGTACGTAAGCATCAACATCTTTGTCGTCCATGTTACCAACAAATACTTTGAATACCCTTCTTTCAGGTGCTCTTGATACACGGTAAATTAACATCGCATCTTCAGATAATAAAAGTTGTTTCCAAATACGTCTTGCTTTTTCTAACATAGAAGTACCATATGGGAGTTTTCTATCATCACCCAAAATTCTAAAGTGTGCCATTTCCCACACATTGAATTCCATATTTTTTTCTTTCCATGTAAATTTTAATGCATCGTTCTCCATTTCCTGAGAATACTTATCAGGTTGAAATCTCATACCTTTTTCTAATCTTTCGATTTGAATGTTTGGTAATTGTTGACACCCAACAATACCTTTTTCTGGGTCTAATTTCAAATAAACAAAGTTATCACCAAACTTACAAGTATTTCTTGTCCACATAGGTAAGTTAGTATTGATATCCAACCTATTGTTAAATAAATCAGCTAATACAGATTTTATTCTTTTTGACTCAGAATAAATTTGTAACATATGTCCGTCTTTATCTGGTGTAGTGGACTCCTCTGCATAGATATCTAATGCTGCGGATATCTCAGGAGTATACTCCATAGACTCATAATCATAATAAGAAGCCATACGAGTTGGTTCATAATAAACCGCCTGAGTATATAAATTACTTTCAACTTTTTGCCATTGTTTACCAATGTACATTGTTTGTTGAGCCTGTAGTTTTTCTTTTTCGAATTCAGACTTATCCGTTGTTTTGAGTAATTCTTTTTTGTCGAATTTGAATACAGGGGATTGCTGGTCTAAAGTCGCGTTTGGTCCAAATACTTTTCCCAATCTTTGCCAAACAGTATATTTTTGTTCTGCCATGTCTTTTTTTATATAAATAATAGGTTCATCGGTAATAAATTAAACCTTACCCTTACCGAATAACCATAAATAGTTTTCATAATCATTCTTTGTCGCTTGATATCTACCCATAGCGTGTCGATTATACATATCAACAGGTATTCCTGGATTAAAATTTTGTGAAGAGTCTTTGAATTCACGTTTCTCTGTAGTCCAAGACTCAATCATTGCCTTTGCTTGCTCTGTTGCTTTTTCTAATTTAGAAAAAGAAGATTCACCAACATAAATGGCCATTGCCATCGCCATAATTAAATCGTCGTGTTGACCTTTTTGGTGGTCAGGTCTTCCATTCACATAAACAAATGTATTAAGTTCATTAAATAATCTTTGTGACCTAATTATAAAACCAAATCTTAAAGCCTCTTCGAAAGCCTGAATTATTAAAACTCTTTTTGAGTTAAAGTTTATACCCGGTATTTTATCATTTTGTTTTGGGTCCCATTTCCATTTATCTGCCGGATTGATACCATCAACATATAAATTTTTATAACCAAGTTCTTGTAATTTACGAGAAGTGGCAACACCCATACCTCCGGTAATATCGGTAACTATGAAAGCATTATACATAGTGGCCCATTTGAATGCAATTTCCGCAACAATATCAGGTGGAACTTTTCCAATATATTCTAAAACTTGTTCTCTATCATCAAAATCAATTATTGTAAAAGTGGTAAAATCCTCACTATCTCCACGAGAAACGTCAACACCCATAATGTACTTATGACCGGCAATTGGTTCTTTCCACTGCCATAGTGCACCACCCATAAATTTATTTTCTGGTTCTTTGATAAAATTTTCTTTGATTTTTTTCATAGTTTCAGGTGGGACCACGTTATCCCCCGAACCTAAAAAGTTACACTCTAACTCTTGTGAAATTTTACGTTTATCAAACTTTAATTTTTTTGACATGGCCTCAAACCATGAAGAATAAGGTTTGTAACCCTTTTCTATTTTTTGTTTTATTTCTTCAAAATCTCTATCAGTAACTTTAATATCCGCATAGTCTATGATTAGTTCGTCATCTTTATAATCACCCCTATTTAACATGTAGTGAATTATATCATCAACCTTAACAAGTTTTAAGTCTTTAGAATAACGAGGGTCACGAAACCAATACATTTCTGTAATTCTAAAGTCATTCATACCTTTAATGGCCTGACTGTAAATTGAATAATAAATTGGGTCGAATCCGTTTGGTGTTGAAATTACGATTACTTTACCTCCCGTTGAAAGGGACGCCATACACGCGGACCAGAAATCTTCATCGGCGTCAATATATGCCGCTTCATCAAAAATAAGAATAGTAGGTGTATAACCACGAAGGGCATCTTTTGATGTTGCAACCGCCTTTACTTCACAACCATTAGTTAACTTAAAGTGTCTTGCTGCGTTTTTTTCAGGAGAAAACCCTACACCTAACCAATTAGGCCATTGCTCTACAAACGCGCGAACTTTATTTGCCATCTCAACGGCAGTATCAAGTTTGTTTGCGATAATTAGGATTTTTTCTGGTTTTGATTTTTTAGCAAAAACTAATCGTTTTGATGCCCAAGCAGAAGTTACGGTCGATACACCAGCCTGACGATACTTAAGTGCAATATTTTCTTCACAAGTATCATAATCTTTAACTAAAGTTACTTGGTCATTAAATAATTCTAACGGTACGTATTTGGATTGTGTATTATCGTAGGTTTGTAAATATGTTCTCAGTGCATATGGTGTATCATGAGCACATTTAGCATATTCTAATAGTATTTGTTCTTTTGAAAGAGACATTCATTATTTGTTTCTTCTAATATAATTTAGTAATTCGCCTTTTGTAGTGTGAGGAGGTAAATGATTTTCAATTATTCTTAGGATACTTTCCTCTAATTTTTCTACTTCCTCTTTTTCATCAACTGTTTTAGGTAAACCTTTATGTTTTGTTGAAGCAAAATCCTCAAGTTCTTTTTTTGTCATTTCTTTTGCCATTTTTTGAACTTGTTTAGAAACTTTTGATTTAGGAGTATCTCCTCTTTTAACTGATAGAGCCAACCCCATAATTTTTTGTTGTTGTTTTGAAACTGCCTTTTCTTGTAAATTTGATTCTGTTGGCATACCATCAGGACCTTGTTTTTGTACCGGGTCTTGGTCAATTTGACCTTTATCTACGTTAGTAACGTCAACTTCATCTCCTTCTTCTAATTCTTCTTCGTATGTAACAAAAGCCTTTCCTGCTGATTTTGCTTGTGCTTCCTCTGGTGAACCTTTTTTAACATTTATAACAGCTTTGTCATCCTCAAAAATTTTATTATAAAGAGTATCTAACTGTTTAGAGTTCAATTTTTCTAAAGTATCAATTGAAAACCCTTCATGAAGAAGTTTGACCATTTTGTTATTCATATGTTTCATCACTAACTAAATTTTTTTCCCATTTTAATACGATATCTTTCTCGTATAATTTATTTTCTACAATTTCAATACTTTCTCCATATTGAAAAACTAATCTTTTTCCTTCGTAATTCTCAGGTTTTTCCCAACCTAAAGCAATTACACCGTCAATTGCATCATACATTCCAAAAAAATCTGAGTTTTGAATCAAATCTAACTCTACTTCAGAGTTTTTAAGAATACCAACTTTTTTTATAAATTCAACATGTGGTGGTGTTGGTTTTCCATTTGCAGTTTCACTATCCCAATCTTCACCATAAACATCATCCAAATCTGAAAAAATAAATTCGTAAATATTATCTCCTCTAAAGTTTGGACCTAATTCATTTATAAAAACTAAATTCATAGAGTTTGTCCGTTTGGTGTAACTTTAACTTCTCTACCATTGATTCTAAAAACCAAATTATTTTTGTTAGTTTTACCTAAAAGTTTAGAATCAGAATACTCCTCTAATAAAACTAAACTTTTTTTAGTTTGACTTTCTGATACAGATAATCGACTAACTTCTTCTTTTTGGGTTATTTTAACAATCTTATTTTTCAAATAATCCATTTTATTTTTATTTTCAATAATTGGTTTTTCTTCGTCTTTAATTTGAAAATAGTTAGAAAGTACCTTTTCAATTTTAGACTCTCCAAATATTGAGTCCATAACTGTTTGGTATCCTTCTTTAGTTTCAGGTTCTGGCATCATTTCAGTTTCTTCGAAATCAACTTCTTCTGTTCCTTCTGGTGCAGTTTCGGCGTCCAATCCAAAATTCAATTCTTCATCACCCTGTAAATCTAATTCACCCTCGTCTTCACCATACCCGTCAAAACCTTCTAATTTATCAACGATATCTTCTCTGTCATCATCGTCTAATTTTGAAAGGTTTATTGCAGATATAATAGAATTCATTACATATTTAATATCTTGCGAATCTAAACCTTTGTCTTTATCAAATGTGCGTAATTTCTGACTTAATTTACCTGTCAATTTTTGAATAAGTTTAAGTGTACTCGGACCACCTTCCTCTTCGTCTTCTACATCGACTTCAGTATCTAACATAGGTGCGTCTCCAGGTGCCATTGGCATTTCTGGTGTTTCCTCACCACCCATTTCAGGTGCCATACCCATATCAGTATCGCCACCCATTTCAGGTGCCATACCCATATCAGTATCACCACCCATTTCAGGTGCCGGAGCTCCCATATCAGGTGCTGGTGATGACATATCAGGTGCAGGTACCTCAGGAGCAGGTGCCGCCATATCAGGTGCGGGTTCAGCTTTTTTAGCTGTTTTCAGTACGAATTTTTTTTTTACCTCAGGTTGTTCACCAATAAGTGGAATTTCAAAATCATTACCAGTAATTCTGTTAGTTTCGGCAACAATTAAATTTAATTTTTTCATTGCTTCAGAATATGAACGATAATATTTTCTATTTTTCATAGGGTCTGCATAATCTAACTCAGATTCGTTCAACCCTTTTTTAATAATATAACCTTGTCTTTCTTTAACGATACCGTAAAAATTACCGTCCGTTAATTGAATTGTATAATTTGTTGTAGACAAATTATTTGTTTCACTTTTAGGTGTTTCATTGTAAGTTGCGATTTCCATAATTCTTCTCAACTTATCAACTCCTTGTAATTTCTCACTTCCGATTGGTCTTAAATCAGCCATATTAGTATATTTTTTTAATTGTTTAATCCGTTA